TCATAACCCGAAGGTCGCAGGTTCAAATCCTGCCCCCGCTACCAACGCTAGCTGCGATGCGGCGGCCTCGGCAACGAGGTCGCCGTTTTCGTATCTGACGGTCACGCGCTCGCCGACGACGTCGACCAGCGCGGCCCGGGCCTGCGGCGATCGCCGCACGTGGCCCGCCAGATCGGCCAGTACGCGCTCCCAGCGCTCCCGCAGCCGCGGGACCATCCGGGCCGGGCTGGCCTTCACGGCGGCCTCGGCTTCGCGTACGGCCGCCTCAGCGGCCTCGAGGTCGGCCTTGGTGCTGGGCGTGATGATCCCGGCACGGATGGCCGCCATGACGTTGCCGTGCCACTTCCGGGCTTCGGCCAGCCGTCTGGTCGCCTCTCCGCCGCTCTGGCGCAGGTGCGCCTGCACGGCGCGCTGGTACTCTGCGAAGGCCTCGGGGGCGCTCAGGCGCGCGCGTACGGCCGCCAGGAGGCCGTCCTCGGCCGCGGCCCGGGCAACCCGCAGCCCGGCGCAGGTGCCTCGCTGCTTGGCGTTTGCGCAGCCGTAGTTGTAGCGGTCGACAACCACCATGGGGCCGTTGCACAGCCCGCAGCGCAGGATGCCGGACAGGACGTCCGCAGGCGGCGCTCCACGGCCGCCCACGTGCCGGCGTCGACGATGGCCAGCTCGGGGTGCTCGGTGACCACCCACTCCGACTGGGGACGCTCCTGGCGCACGCGTCGGCCGGTGTCGGGGTGCTTCACCCAGCGGCTGCGGTTCCAGACCTGCCGGCCAGCGTAGATGGGGTTGGCGAGGATGCCGATGCCGCGGCGCACGTCGCCGGCGACGGCCGACGCCGCCCAGGTGCGGCCGCGCGGCGAGGGCACCCGGTCCCGGTTCAGGCCGGCGACGATCTCGCGCGGCGACCGGCCGGCCAGGTACTCGGCGTAGATCCGGCGGACGATCTCGGCCTGGTCCTCGCGGATCTCGCGCAGGCCGCCGGCGCTGGCGCCGTCGAGCGCGCGGCCCATGAGGCCGCGATGGGTCTTCTCGCGCAGGTCGTCGAGGTAGAGCTCGCCCATGAGGCCGCGCAGGCCCACCTCGGCCTTGTGGCCCTTCCGGCCGGTGTCCAGGCCGTCGCTGACGCCGATGACGCGCACGCCGGCGAAGGTGAGTCGGCGCGTGGCCTTCGTCGCCTCGACGCTGTCGCGCGACAGGCGGGTGAGGTCGTCGACCAGGATCACGTCGAACCGCGGCGCGTCGGCGAGCAGGCGCAGGTATCCCGGCCGGTCGTTGCGGGCGCCGGAGACGGCGGCGTCGGTGTAGACCACCGGCTCCGGCCAGCCCATGCGCGCGGCGTACTGGCGGCAGTTGCGCAGCTGGTCCTCGAGCGAGGCCTCGCGCTGGGCGTCGGACGAGTAGCGGGCGTAGGCGGCGACGTGCACGGCAGCGACCCTACGCCCTGGTGCCCGTAGCGGGCAAGGCGGGATTTTCCGCGCCGGGCTCCGAGCCGGGGTCGTTGGCTGCCTCGGCGCGCAGATAATCCTCGGCGTCCAGGCGCGCGAGGGCCTCGATAAGGCGGAGGACGGGGTCGTCGGACGTCATGCCAGCACGGGGCCGTATTTCATGGCCAGCCAAGCCGCAGCGCGGGCCTGTGCGGGCCAGGGCAGACCCTCCTCGGCCCACCGATCGACCAGCGCCTCGAGGGCACCCATCAGCTGCGTCTCGGAGAAGTCATGCGCTTCGAGAACGAGCCTAATCGGCTCGGGGCGCTCGTTGGTCTTGTCAGCCATTGGAAACCTCCATTGCGTTGTCGGGCAGGCGCGCCCGGATCTCGGCCTCGACCCGGGCGTAGATCGCGCGGATCCGCTGCACCTTCTCCAGCCCTCGCTCGTCGCACGGGAACAGGTGGTGGACCTGGCGCGAGCAGTCGCGGTGCACCACCTCGATCGACACGTCGTCCGCGAGGCTCTGCTCGCCGATCGCGATCAGTGCCAGATTGGCCGGGTCGATGAACTCTCGGGAAAGCCAAGTGATCACGCTGCGCGCTCCGGGGGTCATTCGTTCCGCTTGATGGGGTAGAGCGATCGGCCGGGCCACGCGCGGCGCGTGCTTCGCCACGGTCATGCCTTCGTCTTGGACTTCTTCGGCTTCTTGGCGGGCTGCTTCGCGGGCGCCTTCTTGGCCGCGGGCTTCTTCTTGGCCGGGGCCGTCACCGGCTTCTGCTTCGCGGGCGCCGCCGGCGCCTTCGCCTTGTTCTGGGCTGCCTTGGCGGCCGTGCCGGGCTTGGCCAGCTTGTAGCCCGGCCCGCGCAGCGGCTTCGGCAACCAGCCGCTGCCGGCGAGCAGCTTGGCGGCCTCGGCGATGGCCTCGTTCTTCTTCATTGCGGCGACTTTCTCGCCGGCGGCCTTGCCATGGACCTCGGCGACGGCCTCGGCCGCGAGGGACTTGGGCACGTGGTTGAGGTAGTGCTCGGCGTCGGGCTTCCAGAACTCGCGCATGTCGAGCTTGGTCAGCTGGGCGAGGGCGCGTGCCTGGTCCTTGGTCGGGTCGAGGGTGGCGGCGGCGACCAGCGCGAGCAGCTCGTGCAGTTCGTCGACCGACTTCGTGGCGACCCATGCCTGGATGTCGGCCGCCTTCTTGGGCAGCTTGGACTTGAGCGCCTTGAGCTTGGCGTCGACAGCTTGGCTGGCCGGCGATGAGACCACGTCGGCGAGCTCGACGCTCTTGCCGTGCGTGTCCGTGCGGTGCGGATTGTCGAGGCGGATCGCGAACACACGCTGGCTAGTACTCCCCGGGTCCAGCAGCGCCGTCAGCAGGTGGGTCAGCAGCAGCTCCAGTGCGAGGCCGTGGTCGTTCGTGAGGGCATCGCGCAGGGCGGCGCGGTGGTGCATGTGCAGTCGGTCCTCCATCGCGCGGCTCAGGGCCGCGCGCTTCCCTGCGTCGGCGCCCTTGGACGCCTTGTCCGGCGTGCCGGCGACCTTGCCGTCGGTGGCGATCTTCTGGCCCGGCTGCAGGCGGGCGTACTCGACGAGCATTTGGCCGCGGAAGTGGTCGATACGCACCAGGCAGCCGGATCGCTCCATCACATGCGTCGGCCACGTGAGCGCCTGCTCCTGGCGGCTTTCGAGGTCATCGACGAGCTCCTGGAGGTCGTCCAGTTCGCCGTTCAGTGCAGCTTCGCGTGCGGGGTCGTCGATCTCGTCGACGTCGATGGCTTCGATTTCCGCGATGCGGGCCCGTGCTTCGGCGAGCTTGCGCTGATCGGTTTCGGGAAGTGGCCGCGTCTCGGCAAGGTCGTCGGGGAAGCCTTTGGGGTAGGCGTTGAGTTCGCTGTAGTCCAGCGAGAGATGGGCCTCCACCCACGACCAGCCCTCGTCGCGCAGCGCCTGCGCCTTCGCCTCGAGGCGGTCCATGGCCAGCGATTCGAGCAGCTGGCGGTCGCACAGCCAGGTGTTGCGCTCGTCGAACAGGTCGCGGCGCACGGCGCCGCCGGCGGCCTCGTAGGCCTCGATGCCGACGAACTGCGCGACCGCGGAGCTCGCGCGCACGTCGCGGCTCGTGATGCGAGAGCGGATGTTGTGCTCCATCCGCTCCCAGTCGTGCTTGACCCCGAACCACGCCTGGTGCTGGAGCTCGTGGTCGTCGGTGAGCGCGAGCGCGCGCAGCTGGTCGAGTTCCATGCCGCCTTCGCGGAAGATCTGGAACAGCTGCGGGGAGACGTTGGCCAACTTGAGGCTGCGGTCGACCACGATGCGGGCGACGCCGAAGTGCTGGGCGATCTCGTCGCGGCTCTTGCCGGCGTCGGCCAGGGCCTTGAAGGCGTCGAACTCGTCCGCCGGGGCCAGGCGCGTGCGCACCAGGTTCTCCGCGGCGGAGGCCTCGATCGCCTGCCCGTTGGTCTCGACCAGCACGCGCACCGGGTGGTCGGCGGGCACCTTGCCCTCGGACTGCAGGCGCTGCAGCGCGACCAGGCGCGTGCCGCCGGCGAGGACCTCGAACACGCCGGGTTCGTTGGTGGCGGGCTCGACGATGAGGTTCTGCAGCAAGCCGTGGTGGAGGATGGAGGCGGCCATGGATTCGATCGCCTCGGGATCGCGGCGCTGGCGGGTGTTCTTCGGGGAGAGGCGCAGCTGGTTGAGGGCGACGGTCTGCACGGCGGGTTCGGTGGACATGGGTTCTCCTGGGGGCCGCGCAGTGCGGCGATGTCGGGTCAGGCGGCGGCAGGCGCCGCAGTGTTGGTAGAGGACGGGGTGATGCGAATGCCGGCGGAGACGTCAGAAGCCGAACAGGTCGCGGAGGAAGTCATCGTCCCGGCGAGCCGCTGATGGTGATGCGCCCGGCTTGCGCACCTCTTCGGTGAGTCGCCGCAGGGCGCGGACAAGCTTCAGCACGTCGCGCGCCATGGCATCGCGGTTGACGGTCATGCCGTCGAGGTGGCGCAGGGCGCGCGCTTCGATGTTGTCGAGTTCGCTCATGGCGCTGTCAGCTCGCGGCGGTCGCGCTCGCCGTCGAATCGTTCGCGGCTTGCAGGGTTCGCTTGATCTCGTCCAGCACGCGCGCCTGGTCATCGGCGGTGCGCAGCTGGCGCTCGAGGCGGGCGACGTAGGCCTCGAGTTCTTCGATGCGCTGCTCGTCTGCACGCCAATCGGCGGCGCGTTGGCGGAACTCTGCGGCGTTGACGGGGAGGCCCTGGGCGTCGTTCTGGTCGGCGACGCTGTCGAGGAAATCGGGGCCGGTGAGGCGGTCGCTGTTACTCATCGTCGATCTCCAGGGCGGGTGCGGCGCTGGACGCTTCGTCGCCGGCCCAGGTGCGCCGGAGCGGGCCGTTGGCGGGTTCGATGCGGGTGAAGAACTGCGTGGGGCCGAGGCGCTCGATCTTTCCGCCGCGCGCCTGGAACTCGGCGATGTCGGCGGCGATGCGCTCGCTGGCGGCGCGCTGCCTTTCTGGCACCCCGTCCAGCGCACAGGTCACTGGCGCTGGGCGCACCGGCGGGCGCGAGCGGGCGATCGACGTGATGGCCGCTCGCACCTCGGCGGTAGGCGGTGGGGGCATGCCGCGGGGCACGTCGCGCACTGGGGGTGCCTTGAGCTTCGGGCGCGGCTTCGCCTTCGGAGCCCGGGCGGGCTTCGCCCGGGGCGTCTTCGGGGCTCTGGTACGCCGCTTCTCGGCGGCGGCAGCCTGCCGAGCGCGCTTGAGCTCGGCCTTCCTGGCTTCCCTCGTCGCAAAGAGATCGGCCAGGGCCTGGTCGGCGGCTTCCTGCGTGAGCGCGTAGCAGGTGAACCAGCCGTCCTGGGCGCGGGCGATGTGGCCCTGCTGGAACAGGACGGACAGGCACGCGGACATGCGCGAGGACGTGGTGCCGGGGTCCACCTTGGCGCGTAGCTCCGCGACCGTGTAGCCGCGCCCGTCGGCGAGCAGCTCGCGCACGCGATGGGCGCGGCCGGTTTTGGTGGGGCGCCGGCCGCGGCGGCTCTTCGGAGCGCGGCCCGCGCTGTAGTACAGCCGGCCGTTCACCTTGTTGGCCCGCACCAGGCCCTTCTTGTGCATCGCGGAGAGCGACGCGCAGAACTTGTTGAGCTCGCCGCGCGGCTCGACGGCCTGCATGATGTCGCGGGCGGTGGCGGGGATGTGCTGCGTGGCCAGCCATTCGCGGATCCGGGCGCTGCGATTCATCGCCGGTCCTCGTTCGCCGCCGCCAGCAGCTCGCGCGCAACGGCGCAGCCTTCCTCGGTGAGCGTCATGCGGCTCGGGCAGTGGGGGTCGTCCAGTTGCACCAGGTCGGCGCGCTGCAGGCGCAGGGCCATGCGTTTGGTGACGCTGTGCACGATGGTCGGGCCGCTGTGCGGGTTGCGCTTCGGTGCGGCCACGAAGGCGTTGCCGATGCGCGGCAGCGAGTGTCCCGGCGCCTGGTAGGCGGCGATGAGGGCGCTCCGCTCGAGCGGAGTGACGTCCATGGTCGCGGACACGTAGGAATCCTTTGCCGGCCGAGGCCGGCGGTTGGGGTGTTCTGTGGGTTCAGCGGATCACGCCGGCGAAGACGGCGAGCGCGAGGGCGACCAGGAGCATGGCAATCGACAGGGCGATGCCGTAGCGCGGCCGCGGCGGCTGCACGCTGCGGCTGCAGCCGGCGTTGTCGAACGCCCGCTGGTGGATCGCCAGGAGCCGTGCGGCGGTGGACTCGGACAAGTGCATGTCAGCCTCCGGTGAAGATGTGCCAGATGAAGAGCCAGCCAGCGACGCCGCCGACCAGGAAGGCGACGCGGAGCGCGCAGGCGGCCGTGTCGCGCGCGGCGAGAATGTGGTTGAAGTCGGGGTTGCGGCGGCGGTCATCCACGGCTGCTCGCCTCCCTCGCGTCGTCCTCCCGCGCTGTGGGCCAGGACGGGGAACTGCAGTCCGCGATGTCGGCGTTGCCGTGCTCGATCACCGGCATGCCAGTGAGCCGCGCGTACTCCTCACGCAGCCGGAAGTCGATTGCGTCGAGCCGGCGTTGCTTGTCGCCGACGGTGATGAGGGCCCGCGCATTGGAGCCATTCGGGGCCTCGCGGCTGAGGAAATCGGAGATTCCGTTGAGGTGTTGCCGCTGCGACCTTACGCACTCGCGCAGCGCCACGACCTCGTCGGTGGTCAGCGGGGGGAACATGGGGCACCTCCTGGCGCTCGGGGGAGCGCGTTGTAGGCGGAGACGTAGGCGCGCACGCGCTGGTCGTACTGCGCGGCCAGGTGTTCGCGCTGCTGGTCGTCGCGCGCGTCGGACACCATGCGGCGCACGACGTCTCGACGGGTTTCGGGCATGCCCATGAAGTCCGACATCCAGACGGCGTGGCGGACGCGGGCGAGGTTGATGACGAGGGCGCTTGGGCCCTGGGAGCTCACCGCGGGCCTCCGCGCAGTTCCGCCCGCGCACTGCGCTGGTGGGTCCGCTCGTCGTTGGCGGCGCCGGCGCGCCGCCAAGCGGCCGCCTGGCGGGCGGCCTGGGCACGTTCGCGGAGGAGCTCGCGCTCGGTCTCGATGCGCCGGATGGCGGCGCGATGGCCGGCGGTGACCAGGGCGGCGACGGACATGCCGCCGATAACCAGGCCCCAGATGAGGCCGAGCAGGATGTCGGGGTTGGACAGCGGGTTGTACATGGACGCCTCCTGGGTAGGAGGCGGCCGGCAGGTCGCTGGGAGGAGGCCCTTCGCCGGTGGGGAGGCCGGCGTGCGACCTGCCGGTCGCCGCCCCGGCGGGTGCCGGGACGAGTGCAACCTTACGGGCATCCGTATCCCGTGTCAACGGGAATCCGTAACTATCTGCTAGGATGGCCCCCGCGCCATCCCGCGCGCCTTCGAGAAGCCACCATGGAGACGAACGAACTTCACCCCGGGGCCCGCCACCAGCGCTGCCGCGAGCAGGCCGAAGCCCGGCTGTCGGCAGCCAAGGCCGAGGGCCTGGCCGCCGTGGCCATCACCCCGGAAGCGCTGGCAGCGGTACATCGCGCCTTGCGCAATGCCGCGATGGACGCATGGGCTGCCAGCCGGGCCATGCACCGTGCAGGGCTCCACGGTCACCCCGCCATTGCCCGCATCGAAGCGCTCGCGCGCCAGGCCGAAGCGCTGCAGCAGGCGATGGCTGTGGAGATGTACCTCTAACCGTTCTCGGGGAGCCAGCCGCACTCTTCCAGGGTGCGGCGGCGTTCCTCGGTGCTGTCGTGGGACGCGACCGCCTCGACGTGGGCGGTGAGCTGGCCGGCGCGGATCCTGTAGCGCACCTGGGTCACCACGGCATACTCGTGGCCCTCCATCTCGTCGCGCAGGGCGGCCGGCACTTCGACAAACTCGCCCGCGCGCGGAACTGGCCCGTCGAGCGCGTGCTCCCGCACCGTGGTGCTGCCGTTGTGGCGGACGAAGTGCACGACCATGCTCATGGCGACGCCTCCGGGCTCTGGCGGCACACGTGGTTCACCAGCTCGAGCCGCAGCTCTTCAATGCCTTTGTCCGTGTCGCTGGCCAGCATGACGGAGGTGCCCGCCACCATGAAGGGCTTGAAGCCAACGTAGCCGCCGTAGGCGTTTTTCGCGTTCACTTCGCCGCAGACGATGACGCCCTGCTTGCCGGGGCGGACGAACACGTCCCGGTACTGCGCGCTGCCGGGGTCTCGCAGTTGGCGTTCCACGGCTGATTTCGCTTCCGCAATCGCTGCCTCGTCGTCCGCGGCGCTTGCGGCCATGCACACCCCGAGCAGCAGAACTCCTGTCCAGCGCATCCCCTTCTCCCTTTCGTGTCAGTCTTCCCAACTGCCAATCCAGCGCACCCGCCCGATCACTTCGAAATCTTGGTCGAACTCGATCGGCACGGGCTTGCGCCACTTCGGGTCGCTGGTGTTGTCGCTCACCAGGAACCATTGATCGCCGTACTGGTGCAGCCGCTTCACGTAGAAGCCGCCGTGGTGGCGCACCACGTAGATGCCGCCATCCCGGGGCTTGGTGTCATCGGTATCGAACAGCAGGGCGTCGCCATGGTGAATGCGCGGCTCCATGCTGTCGCCGCTGGCGTAGAAGATGCTCAGCTTGCGGGCGAAGAGCCCCTTCCGGCGCAGGCTGCTCGCCTTGAACTTCAGGCTGTGGGTCTCGGCGTACTCCTCCGGCGTCATGCCGTCGCCGGCGGCAACTTGCTGGCCGTAGGCGGTTATGTCCGCCCAGTTGCCATCGGTGTCCGGTTCTTTCGGTCCTTTGCCCGTCTCTAGCCACTCGACGCGACGGTGTAGCGCCTTGGCTAGGGAGTGAAGGGACTGCCCCTTCTTGGTATAGCCGAGCTCGAGGTCGCTTATCGCAGTAGGCGACATGCCGGCGCGCGCCGCCAGCTGAGCGCGGCTCCACCCGTACGACTCTCGTTCCTCACGAACCCGTTGTCCGATGGTCTTCCCGTCCATGGAGGAATTGAAACGGGAACCCGTAACGGAGGGCCGTTGACAATGATCAACGGATATCCGTAGGATGCTGGGCATGAGCATATGGGCCACCATCGTTTGCGATCTGGAGGGGCAGGGCTGGTCCCTGACCGAGCTGGGCAAGGCCATCGGGCTATCGCCCCAGGCCGTCAGCGACATCAAGCAGGGCCGCACCAAGGCCCCCAGCGGCATGGCCGCTGTCCGCCTGCACGAGATCCACCAGCGGATCGTGCAGCCCGCAGCCAACGACGACACCGCCCCAACCGAGGGCGAGGGCACGGGCAATGGCTGAGGGCGGCGAGCAGGTGGTGATCAACCTGATCCGGGAAGGAAAGGACCGGATCCGGGAGGCGCTGGACCGTTCGGGTTGGTACCGGCGATCGAGCGCCACGAGTCCAGGAAGTCTTGGGCCGACTCGGCCATCGCTGCAATGTCTGGGTTGGGGTGAGCTCCCAGGTGGTCCAGGCAGAGGACGGCCTGCATGAGCTTGTCCAGGCTCTCCCAGAACGGCTGGTTGTCGCGCTGCTCGCGCAGAAGTGCCAGCAGCGCCACCTCCATCGCCAAGGTCTTCGCGGCCAGCAGCTGGCTGGTCGGCAAGTCGGGTTGTGCCATGTCCGCCTCCGGTGTCGGGTTGGGGTTCAAGCGCCTGCCAGCCTACATCGGGGGCGGGCGCCATCCGGAAGAAGACGGCGGCCACGCGCGTGCGCCGGCCGTCCTGGATTTCCCACAGGGGGGGAAGCGTCGTGTCGCTGCAAGTGACTGTGTCCATGAAAAAATTTTGGCCGGTGGGAGTCTCTCAACTCCACTCAACTCGGTTGAGCGGCGATGAGTAGCCAGCTGGCGATGCCGCTGCCGCTGCGGCCGGAAGAGGTGGTGCGGGAGAAGACGCTGGGCGACGCGATCGCCCTGTGCGCCAAGGCCGGCGGGTACGCCCTCGACAAGACGCTGCAGCTGGAGCTGGAGGTGGACAAGGCCCAGTTCTCGCGCTGGATGTCCGGCACCGAGGGCATCGTGTGGCCCAAGCTGGACCGGCTGATGACCACCTGCGGCAACGACGCGCCGCTGCTGTGGATGCTGCACCAGCGCAACTACGACCTGCACAGCCTGCGCCACCAGGAGACCGAGGTGGAGCGCCAGAACCGTCTGCTGCGGGAGGAAGTGGCGGCCCTGCGCCGCGTGCTGCAGGCGGGAGTGGCCAACGATGCCTGACGCCATGGACGCCGTGCAGGCCGACGTCGACGCGCGCGTCGAGGACGCGCTGCGCCGCCACCGCGCCACCGTGCGCGAGCGGCCGGAAGGGCTGACCCATTGCGAGGTTCTCGACTGCCGAGAGCCGATCGAGGAGGCGAGGCGATTGCTGGGCGCACGCCTGTGTTCCGACTGCCAGCGCGAGGAAGACATTCGCGCGGCCCAGTTCGCACCCGGGAGGGGACGGTGACCAATGTTCACGAGACGATGCCACCAACGGGTGACGCATCGACCGCCGAACGCGGCGACGCGCCGCGCCATGGACCAGGTGCTCGGCGCGCTGGCGGCTCCGCCGCCGGCGATGTCGGCGGACGAGGCCATGGCCGAGCGCGAGCGTCTGCGGCTCGAGACGGAGTCGCATCGGCGGCGGCAGGGAGTGTTGAGGCTGAGCGGCACGTGATGCGCCGGCGGTCCTTCAAGCAGCTGGTCGCCGACTACCAGGCGATGCCAGGTGGCGACCTCAACCGCGAGATCGCCTACATGAGCGAGATCATCCCAGTGCTGCTGAAGCATCGCGCAGCGGCGCTCACTGCGCGCCGTCGTCAACGGCGGACTCCGCGCGCGTGATGGCTGCGCGATCCCCGCACCCCTTGGCGGGTGGAAGTCGGCCCGCGGTTCCGCGGGTTACTGAGCTGCGTCGATCGGAAGGCTCGATCGATGGGGCCGGTCGCGGGTCCTCCTGGCGGCCCCCGCACGAGGGTAATTCGGACCCCGCGCAGAGGGTAGTTAGCGAGGTCGCGGGTTACTGAAATGGCCGCCTCGAACTACGACGACGTCGTCCGCCAGCTCACCGAGGCAGGCCTGATCCTCCCTCGCGGGGGGCTCGAGGTCGGCACCGGGCGCACCGTCCGCTGCCTGGTCGAAAATGGCGGCCGGGAGAAGCGCGGGTGGTATCGCCTGCACGAGCTCCCGTCCACCTCGAACCCTGGCGACTTCATCATCGTCGGCAGCTTCGGCATCTGGCGCGGGAACGACCCGAACAGCCGGAAGGTGGAGCTGTCGAAGCGTGACCCGCTCACCGCCGAGCAGACGGCCGCGCTCAAGCGCCGCCTGGCCGAGGACCGCAAGCGAATCGAGCGCGAGCGCGCCCGGGAAGCGGCGCGAGCCGCGGCCACCGCGGCGAAGGTCTGGGCGAAGCTGCTGCCCGAGGGCGAGTCGCCCTACCTCAAGGCGAAGGGCGTCGGCGCCCACGGTCTCAAGTTCACGAAGCACGGCACAGCCGTGCTGCCGCTGGTCGACACGGTCGGCAAGATCCACGGCCTGCAGTTCCTGCGCACCGCCGCCCAGGCTAAGGAGGGGCGGCGACCGGCAAAGGAGTTCTGGCCGGTGGGCGTGGCGAAGAAGGGCCACTTCCACCTGCTCGGTCACCAGCCGCACTGGATCGTCCTGGTCGCGGAGGGGTATGCCACGGCCGCGTCGCTGTACGAAGCGACCGGCTTCCCGGTGGCGGTGGCCTTCGACGCCGGCAACCTGCTCCCTGTCGCCGAGGCGCTGCGCCGCCGCTACAAGCAGGCGCGGATCCTCGTCTGCGCCGACGACGACTGCTTCACCGACGGCAATCCCGGCGTGACCGCCGCGAGCGCGGCCGCCATGGCTGTGAGCGGAGCCTGGCTCGCGCCGAAGTTCGCCGACGAGGCCGCGCGCCAAGCGCGGTACGCCGCGAACGGGCACAAGCTGACCGACTTCAACGACCTCCACGCGCTGGAAGGCGTCGCCGCGGTGGGTGCGCAGGTCCGTGCCCGCCTCTCGGAATTGCGCTGGGACCCACCGCAATTGCGCGCGGTCTCTTCCTCCGCAGCCGGGGAGGGGGGCGATCGCCTGCGCGTGATCCAGGACCTCGACACGCTGCTCGAGCGGTATGCCACGGTGTACGGCAGCAACGGCGGCGTGTTCGATCGGGATGAGCACGCGCTGGTGGCGGAGCAGGACGTCCGGCGCGTGACCATCCGCTCTGACCTGTTCAGGTCCTGGATGGAGCATCCCGACCGCGCGATCGTCCGCATGGACGAGGTCGGCTTCGATCCGGCGGAAAGCGACCCCAGGATCACCTGCAACCTTTGGGGCGGCTGGCCCACCATGCCGAGGAAGGGCAAGTGCGACCTGCTGCTCGAGCTGCTGCAGTACATGTGCAGCGGCGAGCGCAACAGCCGCGAGCTCTACGACTGGGTGCTCAAGTGGGTCGCGTACCCGATCCAGCACCCCGGCGCGAAGATGAAGACCACCATCGTCGTGCATGGCCCGCAGGGCACCGGCAAGAACCTGTTCTTCGAGACGGTGATGGCGATCTACGGCAAGTACGGCCGGATCCTCGACCAGGACGCGCTCACCGACAAGCACAACGACTGGGCCAGCCGGAAGCTGTTCCTGATCGCGGACGAAGTGGTCGCGCAGGCGCACAGATTCGAGGTCAAGAACAAGCTCAAGACGTTGATCACCGGCACGTGGATCCGGATCAACCCGAAGCACATCGCTGCCTACGACGAAGCGAACCACGTCAACCTGGTCTTCCTGTCCAACGAGTCCATGCCGGTCGTGCTCGAGGAAGACGACCGCCGGCACTGCATCATCTGGACGCCGCCGAAGAAGCCGCCCGAGTTCTACGCCGCGCTGCTGCGCGAGATCGAAGAGGGTGGGGCGGCGGCGCTGCACGAGTACCTGCTCCACCTCGACCTGGGCGACTTCAACCCGGGCACGCCGCCGCCGGAGACGGAGGCCAAGCGCGAGCTCATCGACCTGGCGCAGGATAGCCCGGTCGAGTTCGTCGATGCGCTCTACCGCAGCGACATCGAGTACCTGCGTCCGGTCCCCGGTTTCAGCGCTACTTGGTACGACTGCTACAAGATCTGGTGCACGCGGGTAGGGGTCAAGCCGGCGAGCCTGAAGCGTTTCGTCGACGCCCTGCGCCGCCGCCGCGGGATCGACTCCAAGCCCGAGCGGTACACGGCTGGGCAGGGGATGAAGGCGCAGCGGATGATCACCTTCGGCCTTGAGCCCCCGGAAGGACAGTCCAGGCAGGAGTGGCTAGGTGCGCAGATCGAGTCGTTCACCACCATGGTGAAGGACTTCCGAGGGACGCAGCTGTGACCGGCGTCCATGCAACGCCAATTTGCCGTTGCAGCGACGCCTTGTGCAACGCCAGAAATGGCGTAACCACGCCGTTGCAACGCGTGCAACGGCAAATCGGCCTCACGTGTGTGCGCGAGACGCCGCGCCCCCAGAGCGCCCGCGCGCGCATATGCGCGCGCGTAGGGCATCGCGTTGCAGGCGTTGCAGGCGTTGCAGGCCCGTACCTGCGCCATTCCGCGCTTCGCGTTCCCGTTGCACCAGGCGTTGCACGCGGCTCGTTGCCGTCGCGCGCGCGATTTCCACTGTCCTAGACCAGAAAAAGGAGAGGAAGATGACCGGTCCACATCAGCGCTGCAGCGATCCGTACATGAAGGCCGACCTGGCAGTCGCCGCGCAGCGCATGTTCAATGCCGCCCTGCGCACGGCCCGGGCGTCTCGCATCGCGCCTGCTCAGGCGCTCCGGGTCGCGAACGATTTCGTCGTCCGGCAGCTTGGCTTCGACTGGATCTCAGAGCTGGGTATCGCAGCGGAACTGGAAGAGCTGGCGCCGGCCCACGAGCCGGTCACGATCACCGGGCGGGCCTCCAGCGTCGCCGAGTTCATGGAAGCCCTGTTGGCCGGCGAACTGGCACCGCTGAAGCCCATGCCGGGGCTCACCACGGCCTGGTATGGCGCTTACACCGCCTGGTGCTCGCGCTCAGGGAAGCGGGCGGCCCCACTCAAGCGCTTCGTCTACGAACTGGACCACAGCTACTCCTTCCGTACGGCGCGCAAGGGCCTGCGCGAGGCGGGAGTGCGCAGCCACCCGAAAAGCGTGCTGTGCTTCGGGATCGAGGCGCCGCGCGGTGTCCTGGAGTCAGAGTGGCTGGCCGACCAGGTGCGCAGCAGCTGCGAGCTGTTCGCGGCGGCCGGGTTGCGGATGAACTGACAGATGTCGACCGCCCCGGAAACCCTCGGCTTCCGCGAGTTCGCCACGCGCTACGGCTGGAAGGCCAGCTACGTGACCGAGCTGCGCAAGGCCGGCCGCCTGGTGCTGACCGAGGACGGCCGCCGCGTACGCGTCGCCGAGAGCCTGCGCCTGATCGAGGACACCCGAGACCCGGCGAAGGCCGCCGTCGCGGCCAGGCACGCCGCCGCCCGTGGCGCCGGCGCCACGGTGATCGAGGCGCCGGAGCGGGACGCGGCTGTCGATGTCGAGGGCGGCGAGGACGAACGGGGCGTCGCGCCGAGCGATCCCTTGGCCCTGCGCCGAGCCCGCGCCGCCGCCGAGCGCGAGGAGGCCCTTCTCCGCAAGGCCCTGCGCGACGAGCAGCGCGAGCTCGGCGAGCTGCTCCAGCGCGAGGACGTCGTTGCCACGATCGCCGACGTGATCACCACCCTCCGCACCAACCTGGAGAACCTGCCGACCACGCTGTCCGCGAGCCTGGCCGCGGAGACGGCGGAAGAACGCTGCCGGCTGATCCTCGCCACCGGCATCGAGCAGGCGCTCGAGGAGCTGAGCCGGAAGTTCCGGCAGATCGGGGGCGCATGACGTACCTGGCCGCCCAGCCCATCATCTTCCAGACCGTCGCGAGGGCGATCGCGCCGCGCAAGCCCATGCGCGTGAGCGAGTGGGCGGCGCGCTACCGCGTGCTGTCGAGCAAGGGCAGCCAGGAGCCGGGGCCGTGGCGCAACGAGCGCAACCCGCTACTGGTCGAGATCATGGACTGCTTCAGTGCGCGCAGCCCGGTGCGTGACGTGGTCGCGCGGCTGCCAATCCAATTCGGCAAGTCGGAGCTCGAGGCCAACGTCCTCGGCTACACCATGTGCGAGAACCCGATGCCGATCATCGTGGCGCTTCCGGCCGAAGTGTCCATGAACAAGTGGATCGACCAGAAGCTCAACCCGCTGATCGAGGAGACGCCCGCGGTGCAGGCGGTGATGACCAGCCTGTCGAGCCGCGAGGCGTCCAACCGGCGCAGCTTCAAGGACTTCCAGGGGGGCCAGCTCTACATCGAGCACGCGGGCAACCCGGTGCGCCTCAAGCAGACCAGCGCGGGCCTGGTGCTGGCGGACGAGTTCTCCAGCTTCGCCACCGCGCTCAAGACCGGCGACGACCCGGGCGAGCTGCTCGACGGCCGCACCACCGCCTTCCAGTCCAAGTACAAGCGGCTCAAGGTGGGCACGCCCGAAATCGTCGGCCAGTGCCGCATCAGTGAGCTGTACGAGAAGTCGGACCAGCGCCGCTACTACGTGCCGTGCCCTGATTGCGGGCACSMACAGCCACTGGACTGGAGCGGGGTGCAGTGGACACCGGACGGCTCGCATGCCTGGTATGCCTGCCGCGAGTGCGGCGCGGTGATCGAGGAGCACCAGAAGACCGCCCTGATCGCCGCCGGCCGCTGGGTGCCCGAGAACCCCGGCGCCGCCATCCGCGGCTACCACGCCAACGCGCTCTACTACCCGATCGGCCTCGGCCCGCGCTGGGTGGAGCTGGTGCGCATGTGGCGCGACGCCCAGGGCGACCCGGCCCGCCTCAAGACTTTCATCAACGACCGTCTCGCCGAGCCGTGGGAAGACCCGGCGATGCGCGCGGTCAAGTTCAACATCATCGCCGAACGAACGGAGCCGTTGCCGCTGCGGCCGGTGCCCAACTGGGTGTTGGCCGTCACCGCCGGCGTCGACACGCAGGACAACCGCCTGCCGGTGCAGATCGTGGGCTGGGGCCGCGGCATGACCTGCTGGCCGATCGACTACATCGAGCTGCCCGGCGACCCCGCGGACGACGAGGTCTGGACCGCGCTGACCGCGCTGCTCAATGCGCCCATCGAGCGGCAGGACGGTGCGCTCCTGCGGCTCGACGCATCGGCCCAGGATATGGGCGGCCACCGCACCGAGGCCGTGAAGGCGTTCGTGCGGTCGAAGCGCGTGCGCCGGCACATCGCCGTCTTCGGCGCCACGGCGAACAACGCGCCCCCGCTGGGCAAGCCGCGGCTCCACGACATCAACTGGCGGGGGCAGGTCGACAAGCGCGGCGTGCATGCGTACCAGGTCGGCACCGTCGCCATCAAGCACCACCTCTTCTCGCTGCTGTCCACGGACGCGGACAAGCCGGCCGAGGAGCGGAAGATCCGGTTCAGCGACGAGCTGAGCCCCGACTACTTCGGCGGCCTGGTCTCGGAGACCTACAACCCGCGCAAGAACCGCTTCGAGAAGATCCGCGGCACGCCGCGCAACGAGCCGCTGGACACGTGGGTCTACGCCTACGCCGCGGCGCTGCACCCCGAGCTGCGGATGAACCGCTGGACCCGCGCGAACTGGGACGCGCGCGAGGCGCAGGTGCTGGCGACCATCCGCCGGCCCGCCGCCAATGATTCCCGTGAAACACCGCCCACGCAGGCCGTCGCCGCCCGGCCCGCGAATGATTCCCGTGGAACACGACCGCGCCGCCGCGGCGCCGTCGTGGACCCCGACTGACTGGAGACCGTTATGGCCAAAGACGCGAACGCGGATGAGCTGGTTGATCAGCTCCGGGACCAGTTCAACAAGCAGATCCAGGACACCATCCGCGGGCTGCCGCCGTACCAGTCGCTGCAACTGGCGGACTCCCTCTGCCGGATCCAGCTCGACGTGCTGGCCGGTACCCGCGTGCTGTTCAAAGCGAAGCGGAAGGTGGACAGGGAAGCCGTCATTGAGGCGTGGCGGAAAGGGGCAACGATCGAGACGCTTATGCGGGACTTCAACATCAGCCAGAGCTACGCCTACGAAATCCTGCCGGCAAAGTCTCGCCGTAAACGCCGCCAGCAGAGGGGGGGCGGCTGATGCGCGCCATCATCCTGGCCGCCGGCGAGGCCTCGCGCTGGGGCAACTACCTCGGCGTGCCGAAGCACCTGGTCCCGGTCGGCGGCGAGCCGGTCCTGCACCGCACCGTGCGCCTGCTGCGGGAAGCGCGCCCAGGCCTGGACATCGTCATCGTCGCCCGGCCGGAGGACCTCGACCGCTACCTGGTGCCGGGCGCGGTGACCGTGGAAGCGGACCTCGACCCCGCGCGCTTCGACGCGGACAAGTTCCTCAGCTCGCGCCGCTACTGGAACTGGCAGGGCGAGACGGTGCTGCTCTACGGCGACGCGTTCTATACCCGCGACGCCATCGCCACCATCCTGTCCACGACGCCCGACGACGGCTTCCTGCTGTTCGCGCGGTTCGGCCCCTCGGCGATCACGGGCGCAAAGTGGGCGGAGCCGTTCGCGTTCCGCCTGCGCGGCGAGGTTCACCGGCGGTTCGAGGGGGCGGGGGACGAGCTGATCCGGCAGTACCGCACGCGCAAGCTGCATCGCATCGGCGGCTGGGAGTTCTACGCATCGCTCACCGGTGCCGACCTTTCGATGCCGGGCGAGTTCGCGGGGCACGGCGTGTGGATCGACGACTGGACCGAGGACTTCGACTACCCGCAGGACTTCGACGAGTGGGCCCGCCGGATGGTGATGGGAGGGCAGTTCCATGTCCTGTGACGTCTGCATTCCCTGGCGCGGCACCACGCCCGAGCGCGTGCGCATCTTCGAGACGGTGCGCACGTGGTGGGAGTCCAACGGGTTCCGCGTCGTGACCGGCGACTCCGGGCATGCCCGGTTCAACCGTGCAGCGTCGCGCAACGCGGCAGTCGAGCTCGCGACCACGAACGAGGTGATCGTCGCCGACGCCGACACCGTGCCGGCGGACATCGAGACCGTCCACCGCGCGGTGGTCCTGGCGCAACATGCGATGGTCTTCCCGTTCCGCGACTACATCTGCGTCGAGGCCGGCGACCTCAGTCACTCCCGCGTGAAGTGGGGCAAGAACGACTCGCCCGGCGGCATGTTCGCCATCAATCGCGCCGCCTACCGCGCGCTCGGAGGGCAGGACGAACGCTTCACCGGGTGGGGCTTCGAGGACGATGCCTTCCTCCTGGTCGCCCGCGAGCTGCATGGCGTGATCCAGCTGCGCGGCTGCGTCTACGCGTACGACCACGCCGAAGACCGCGACTGGAGCGACCGGAACCCGGGTCACGCGCTGCTGCAGGAGTACCGCGCCGCCGCGGCCAGCGGCCGCCTGCGGGAGTACCTGGAGGGCCGCCGCGCATGATCGGCATCGCCATCACCACCTTCAACCGCCGCGCCATGTTCGAGGCCACGCTGCGGCGGATCCTGGCGCTGGCGCCGGCGGACGCTCCGATCGTCGTCGTCGACGACGGGTCCACCGAGCCCGTCGCCGTGCCCGAGCGTGTCACGCTGTACCGCTTCGACTCGAACCAGGGCATCGCCGCCGCGAAGAACAAGTGCCTCGAGCTGCTCTGCGAGACCCGGGCCAACGACTTCTTCCTGTTCGACGACGATACGTGGCCCACCGCGCCCGGCTGGTGSCTGCCGTACGTGGAGAGCGACCAGCCCCACCTCATGTACCAGTTCGCGTCGTCGCCCGGGCACTGGGCGATCGACGAGGTCGGCGGTGACCCCCACCACCGTGCCTTCGACAAGCCGCGCGGCTGCATGCTCTACGTGCGCCGAGGCGTGCTGCGGGTGGTCGGGGGCCTGCATACCGCGTTCGGCAAGCACGGCGCCGAGCACGGCAATTGGTCCGACCGGATCTTCGCCGCCGGCCTCACGCGCTGGCCGTACGCCGACGTCCGCGCGCCGGCGCTGCACTGCCGCGACCAGGATGAGGCCGGTATCTCGTCCGTGGACTACCGCGAGCACCAGCAGTGGCGCAACGTCGACGCCTCGGCCCTGGCGGTCTATGCGCCGTTCCGGAGGCCCATCCCGGTGCTGGTGCCGCGCCGCGCCGACCACGGCGAGCGCGACGCGCTCTGGCGCCACGTCCGCCAGCTCTACTGGGACGCGATGCCGGGGTTCACCGTGGTCGAGGGCGCGCACGAGGAGGGGCCGTTCAACCGATCGGCCGCGGTGAACGCCGCCGCGGCCGCTGCCGGCGACTGGGAGCTGGCAGTCATCGCCGACAGCGACAGCTGGGTCGGCCGCCTGCAGCTGCGCGACGCGATCGCGCTGGCCCGTCGCACCGGTCGCATGGTCGCCGCGTTCGACCAGGTGTGCGAGCTGGCCGCGCCCACCACGCGCCGGCTGCTCGAGGAACGCGCCCTGTCCCTGGAGGACGGCTGGGCGACGGAGAAGGTGCGTACCGAGCAGCAGGACCCGACCACCGTCCAGTCCACCATGCTGGTGGTCCCGCGCCGGGTCTGGGATGCGGTGGGCGGCTTCGACGAGGGCTTCATCGGCTGGGGCTGCGAGGACAATGCCTTCTGGCGCTCGGTCGAACTGATCGCCGGAGCGCCGCTGCGCGTGCCCGGGCCGGCCTGGCACCTGTGGCATTCGCCAGGCCGGCCGGCGAGCCGGCACGAGCCGCACTACGTCGGCAACCTCCGGCGCTGGGGCAGGKACGCGGCGGCGCGCACCCCCGAGGACATCGCCTGGATCCGCGATCGGGTGCCCGTGTGACCCGCGTCGTCGTCGTCGCCCACCACGCCCGACGCCAGCAGGCCGAGGCCTTGGCCGAGTCCCTCGAGGCGCAGCTGCTCATGGACGAGGAGGGCAGGGGCGCGTGGTGGAACCATCGCCGGGCCCTGCGCTGGGCCGCCGACCAGGACGAGCGCGTGGTCATCATGGAAGACGACGCGCTGCCGGTGTCGTTCTTTCGCGAGCGCGCCGCGGCCGTGCTCGCCCGGTGGCCGGAGGAGCTGGTGAGCTTCTACCTCGGCACCGGCCGGCCGCCGCAGTACCAGGCGCGCATCCAGCGGCTGCTGGCCGACTGCGACGACCACATCGTGCTCGACACCCTGATCCACGGGGTCTGCTACTCGGTCCCCCCGGGCGGACTGCACCGGCTGCTGGCCGAGCCCACCGGCTACCAGGTCGATCTCAGTATCGGGGGCGTGTGGGGCCGGCCGGTCGTCTACACCGTGCCCTCCCTCGTGGACCACGCGGACGGGCCGCCGGTCGAGCGCCACTTCGACCGCCAGCCCCGGACGGAGCCTCGCCGCGCCTGGCGCCTGCCGCCAGGCTGAAATTTTTCCACTGCTCTCCATGACAGTGGAAAAGCGGGCTCCTACCTTGGGTGTCCATGTCGAGCACCCAAGCGCGTCTGGACCGCTATCTGGAGGCTGAGGCCCGCATCCTGACTGCGGGTTTCAGCGTCCAGTACGACGTCCGCCGCCGCCAGGAGGCCGAGCTCTCGGAGATCCGGAAGGCGATCGCCGAGCTCAAGGCCGAACTGGCCGCCGAATCCGCCGGGAGCTCCTCGCGCAGCAGCCTGCGCTACCGGACGGCGGTGTTCTGCCGTGGCTGACAAGCCCGCTACCGCCGTCCGCATGAACGCGCTCGATCGCGGCATCGCCGTGTTCGCGCCGCGGGTCGCGGCCCAGCGCATGTTCGCCCGCATGGTGCTGGCCACCTACGAGGGCGGCCGCAGCACGAAGCGCCGCAAGAAGAGCCGCGACAACAGCACCGGCGAGCGGCTGGTCGCGCGCGACGCGGCCACCGTCCGGGCCACCGTCCGCGACCTCGAGCGCAACCACGATCTGGTCGACGGCGCCCTCAGCGCGCTCACCCGCAACATCGTCGGCCCCGCCGGCATCAGCATCGAGCCGACCCCGCGCGTCGGCACGCGGGGCGACAACTACGACGACATCCACGACGACTTCGCGCGCGACCTGCTCAACGCCTTTCGCGAGTGGAGCAAGGCCCCGGAGGTCACCCGCACGCTCGACTGGGTGCAGGCGCAGGAACTGGCGTGCAGGTCCTGGTTGCGCGATGGCGAGTTCTTCGCCCAGCTGGTGGAGGGCAACAGCGCCTACATCCGACACGCCAGCAAGGTGCCGCTGTCGCTGGAGCTGCTCGAGTCGGACGTCGTCCCGAACGAGTACAACGACGAGGGCCGCAGGATCCTCGCCGGCATCGAGCGCAATGAGTGGGGCCAGCCGCTGGCCTTCTGGTGCTGGAAGCAGCACCCCGGCACCGGCGCCGTGTTCACGTCAGCCGAGCTCAAGCGCGTCCCGGCCGAGCGCATGCTGCATGTTGCGGTGCGTCGCCGCCTGTCCGGCCTGCGCGGCATCAGCCTCTTCGCACCCGCCATCGACCGCCTGCTCGACATCAAGGACTACGAGGAGAGCGAGCGCATCGCGGCCCGCATCGCCGCGCGCATGGCCTGGTACATCAAGCGCGACAAGGACATGACCGGCTGGACGCCGGACGCGAACTTCAGCCCGCAGGACGACGACCGCGACTTCACCCTCGAGGCCGGCGCGATCTTCACCGAGACCCTCCCTGGCGAAGAGATCGCCATGATCAATGCGAACCGGCCCAACTCGGGGCTGGAGCGCTTCCGCATGGCCATGCTGCGCGCGGCCTCGCGCTGCCTCGGCCTGAGCTACTCGTCCATGGCCGGCGACTACGACGGTACCTACAGCGCCCAGCGCCAGGAGCTGGTCGAGGCCTACGACGGCTACCGGATGATGACGGCCACCTTCGTGGCCCGCTTCGTGCGCCCCGTCTGGGAGAACTTCGTGCGCATGGCGATCGCCAGCGGTCGCGTGCGCGTGCCCGCGGAGGTGAACCCCGAGACCGTGGCCCAGGCCATGTTCCGTGGCCCGAAGATGCCGTGGATCGACCCGCAGCGCGAGGCGCGCGGCATGCGCGAGCTGTGCGAGCTGGGCGTCGAGTCCCGCACGGCCATCATCGCCGAGCGCGGCGGCCGGGTGCAGGACAAGTTCGAGGAGATCGCGCGCGAGCGGAAGTTGGCCGGCGAGCTCGGCATCCCGCTGGACGCCGGCAACGCGGCCGCCGCGCCGCCCGCCGAGGGCGACGACCAGAACACCGAAGACAACGACCAGCGCCGCCGCGAGGAGCGGCAGGCGCGCATGCGCCTGGTGCGCACCACCGGAGACCTCAGCTGATGATGCCGAAGCGCCACGCCCTGTCCGCCGCCCTCGCCGCGTCCCTGGCCGCCACCACCCTCGCGCCGCAGGCGGCGCCCCGCGACAAGACCGGCCGTCCGCACATCGAACCGCAGATGGCCCTGCGCCCGGTGGCCGCCGATGGCAGCGCGTACGAACTGCTGATCTACGGCGACATCGGCGACAGCTGGTGGGGCGAGTCCGTCACCGCGCAGTCGGTGGCGGAACAGCTCAACGCCCTGGACAAGTCGGTGTCCACGATCAACGTCCGGATCAACAGCTACGGCGGCAGCGTGGCCGACGGCCTGGCCATCTACAACGCGCTCAAGCGCCACCCGGCGACCAAGGCGGTCACGATCGACGGGGTCGCCATGTCCAGCGCCTCGCTGATCGCGATGGCCGGCGACACCGTGTCCATGCCCCCGACCTCGATCCTGATGATCCACGCGCCCTGGGGCGGCTGCATGGGCAACGCCAAGGAGATGCGCCAGTACGCCGACGTGCTGGACACCTTCTCCGAGGCGATGGCCGACGCCTACGTGCGCAAGTCCGGCAAGAGCCGCGAGGACATCCTCTCGCTTCTGCAGGATGGCGACGACCACTACTACACCGGCGAGGAAGCCGTCGCCGAGGGCTTCGCCGACGCGGTCAGCTCCGACGACGCAGGCAACGACGAGCCCGACGAGCTCGCGCGTGCCTTCGCTGCGCAGCTGCTGGATCGCATCAGCGCCCGCGGTGCGCCGGCGCGCTACGCCGGCATGGTCGTGACGGCCGCGCTGCGCGGTGCGCCGCGCAAGGCGCCGGCCGCACCGGCTGCCCGCACGGCCACGCTCGCCGTGGCCGTCGACGCCAGCGCCGTCCGCGAGGCGGTCGCCGACGCCCTCGCCGAACTCAATCCGCCGCCGGCCTCCGGCGCGCAACACCTGCCGGCGGCCGCCGGRACCAGCAACTCCGAGGAAAATGCCATGTCCCAGATCGACCCGAAGGCTGTCCTGCAGGCCGACAAGGCCCGCCGCGAGGCCATCCGCAACCAGTTCGCGCCGTTCGCGGCCCGCTCCGACCTCGACCAGGGCGCGCTGGCCGCGCTCCAGCGCGAGTGCGAGGACGACACCGACGTCACCGCCGAGGCGGCAGGCCAGCGCCTGCTCGACTTCCTGGGCAAGGTGAACCCGGCCACGCCCACGGCTGGTGCCATGCGTGCCGAAGCCGGCGAGCTGCAGGAGGGCCAGACCTACCGCCAGGGCGCCATCGGCGCGCTGATGCACCGCATCAACCCGTCGGCCAACGGCCACGACGAGCGTACGCGGCAGTTCCTGGGCTTCTCGCTGCTCGACATGGCCCGCGACTGCGTGGAGCGCACCGGCATGCGCACGCGCGGCATGAGCCGCCGCGAGATCGCGGTGCGCGCCCTGCAGTCCACCAGCGACTTCCCGGTGATCCTGGAGAACGTGGTCACCAAGACCCTGCGCGACGCCTACAACGAGACCCCGCGCACCTTCCTGCCGTTCTGCCGCCGCGCCACGCTGCCGGACTTCAAGGAAGTGACCCGCGCCCAGATCTCCGGCGCCCCGGACCTCAAGGAAGTGCTGGAGGGCGAGGAGTACGGCTACGCGGCGATGACCGACGGCGGCGAGAAGTACCGCGTCCGCAAGTACGGCCGCATCGTGGCGCTGACCTGGGAGGCCATCGTCAACGACGACCTGTCGGCGCTGACCCGCATCCCGACCGCGTTCGGCGCCAGCGCCGCCGCGAAGGAGTCCGACATCGTCTACGGCATCCTCACCGGCAACCCGAAGATGTCGGACAACGAGGACCTGTTCAGCGCCGCCCACGGCAACGTCGGCACGCCGACCGCGCTGCAGGCGGCCCTGGACGCCGACGCGGCGCTCGACCCGATCGCCGAGGCGCGGCAGATGATGGCGCTGCAGAAGGGCCTCGAGGGCCGGTACATCACCGTCACCCCGCAGTTCCTGATCGTGCCGCCCGGCCTGGAGAAGGCGGCGCTGCAGCTGACCACCGGCAACTTCGTGCCGGCCAGGACCGAGGACAAGAACGTCTTCGGTCCGTCGCTGACCGCGATCAGCGAGCCGCGCCTGCACGCCTCGAGCACGATCGCCTACTACCTGGCGGCCGCCCCTGGCCTGATCGACACCATCGAGTACGCCTACCTCGAGGGCAACGAGGGCGTGTTCACCGAGAGCCGCTGGGGCTTCGAGGTCGACGGGCTCGAGGTGAAGTGCCGCCACGTGTTCGGCGCCGCGGCCATCGACCACCGCGGCCTGTTCATGAACGCCGGCAGCGCCGGCAGCTGACGGCCGTGGGGCGCGGTGCCGCCGCGCCCCAGGCCCCGGCCTCGCGGTCACGCCGCACCCGAATCGATTCCACCCCGGAGCAAGCACCATGAACAACTTCAAGCAGCAGGGCGGCACCATCCGCTACACGGCCGGCAGCGACATCGCCAGCGGCGCCGTGGTCGTCGCCGGCATCCTGGTCGGCGTGGCCATCGCCGACATCGCCAACGGCGCGCAGGGCGCCGTGCAGATCGAGGGCGTCTTCGAACTGCCCAAGGCCACCGGCGGGGCCCTCACCCAGGGCGCCCCGGCCATCTGGGACATCAGCGACAGCAAGGTGATCGGCACCGGCGCCGGTGCCGGCGACATCGTCGGCTTCGGCGTGGTCCTGGAGACGGCCGGGTCCGACGCCGAGACGGTCCTGGTCAAGCTGACCCCGGGCGCCGGCACGGTGCAGGGCGGCGGCTGACGGCCACTGCATGCGCTGCGCCGGGGGAGCCCGGCGCAGCAGGTTTCCATCGGATCGGACAGGGGCGATGAGCGGAAAGGACATGCATGCCGAGGACGCGGTCGAGAACAAGCTCGCGAAGGTGGCGGTGAAGACGATGGTGATCTTGATGCCGTTCGTGTTCACCAGCGTCGTCGGGCTGGTCTCCTGGCAGCTGCGCGAGATCAAGGCCGAGCAGCAGGCCACGCGCACCAAGCAGGACGAGCTCGGCCGCGCCGTGGGGTCCATCGCCAGCGACGTCCGCGACCTCAACACCCGATTCGACCTCATCGCCGTGAAGAAGGTCGACGCGCTCGAGAAGCGCGTCGAGCGACTCGAGCAAGCCACCCGCACGCCATGACCGACCCCTTCCGCAAGTTCATCGACCGGCTGCTCTCGCACGAGGGCGGCTATACCGCCGACCGCCGCGACCCCGGCAACTGGACGGGCGGCCGCGTGGGCGTGGGGCAGCTCAAGGGGACGAAGTTCGGCATCGCGGCGAACACCTACCCGCAGCTCGACATCAAGAACCTGACCCGCGACCAGGCGGTCGAGATCTACCGACGCGACTTCTGGGAAGCGGCCAAGTGCGATCGCCTGCCGCCCGCCGTCGGCTTCCAGCTGCTCGACGGCGCCGTCAACAGCGGCATTCCGCAGGCCACGCGCTGGCTGCAGCGCGCCGTGGGCGTCGCCGACGACGGAATCCTCGGCCCGGTCACGCTGGCCGCGATCCGCGCCGCGGACCCCAACGACCTGGTGCTGCTGTTCAACGCGCAGCGCATCGAATTCATGACCCGCCTGTCGACCTGGGCGGTCCACGGCGCCGGATGGATGAGGCGCATCGCCACCAACCTCCGCTACGCCGCCACCGACAACTGAGGCCTCGCCATGTCCAAGCTCATCTTCACCGTCATGCTCCTGACCGTCCTCGCGGCGGCGTGGGTGTTCTACGCCAAGTTCACCCGCAAGGGCGCGGTGCCGCTCGACGTCGCCTTCCGCAGCTTCACCGTGTGGCTCTCGCTGCTCGGCGCGGCCTTCGGCCAGTTCATCGTCGACTTCCTCGCCTGGCTGGCGAGCATCTGGGAGCCGCTGCAGGCGCAGTTCGGCAGCCTGCTCGCCGTCGAGTCCGCCGGCATGGCACTGCAGGTCCTGAGCGGCATCTTCTTCCTGCTGCGCATGAAAGGCCAGGGTTTCCCGGGCTTCAAGTTCCCGGCCATCCCCGATCCTACGGACCAGGCGGGCGCCTGAGCCATGGGCCTTCTCGCCAATCTCTCGGTGAAGCCGCTGCTGTGGGCCAACGGCCTGCAGCTGGCGGCCATCGCCGCGCTTGGCGTGGCCCTGTGGGCGCAGGGCGTGTGGTGGGAGGGCAAGGTGGCCGACGTCGGTGCCGACCGCGACCACTGGAAGGTGGTAGCCGAGGCGCGCGGCGTCCGCGTCGACGAGCTCTCGGCCGCCAACTTCGCCTTCGAGTCGGTCAACGGCACGCTGCGCCGGTTGCTGGATGAGGCGAGGGGCGAGGCGGCCCGGCTCGGCGAGGAGGGGCGGGAGGCCGTGGCCGCCGCCCGTGCCGCAGAGGCGGATGCCACCCGCACCCTCGACGTCTGGATGGCCCGCTACGCCGACCAGGTGCGCATCGGGGATTGCGCCTCCGCCTGGCGCGCGGTGCAGGCGCATTGCCCCGCGATGGAGGGCTACTGACATGCGTGCGATCGCCGCCGCCATCGCCGTCGTCGCGCTGCTCGCCGGGTGCGGGCACGGCCGCCAGAACGTGCGCGGCGACCTGCCGGATCCACGCACCGCGGTCCAACCCGAGCTGCAGGTGGTCGAGCGATACGTGTACGTGCCGGTGCCGGCGCACCTCACCCGGCCCGAGCCGGTCGCCGAAGGGTCCCTGGCCGAGTGCCCGATCGTCGCGCGCAAGCGCCGCGCCGCGCTCGAGCGCGCCAACGCCCGCTTCCGGGAGATCGCCACCATCCAGGGCACGGAGGTGGAGCCGTGAGCCGCATCCGCCGCGGGCCCATGCGGCCCGGCTTCGAGCCCTACCAGGACCGCAGCGGCCAGTGGCGCTGGCGGTTGTTCGCCGCCAACGGCCAGGTAGTCGCCACCAGCAACGAGGCCTTCGCCTCGCGCGCGGGCTGCCTGCGTGCCATCCGCGCCGTGCGCGCGCTCATCGGGAGCCTGCCGTGAGCGTCCCGCTGCGCATCGAGGTCGACCCCGGCCGCATCTTCGACCGCCAGTTCACCGAGCTGGAGCAGAAGCAGCTGCCGTTCGCCGCGCGCCAGGCGGTGAACCAGACCGCGTTCGGCATCCGGGAGGCGTGGAAGCGCCAGGCGGCCAAGGTGTTCGACCGGCCGACGCCGTTCACCGTCAACGCGATCCTGTACCGCAAGGCGGGTGCCGTCGGAGGCGGCCGTGACGTCATGGGCGGCGTGGCCCACCGCGCAACCGGCAACGCGGCGGCCGAGGTGTACATCCGCGACGAGGCCCACAAGGGCACGCCGCCGTCGAAGTACCTGCTGCCGCAGGTCGAGGGCGGCGCGCGCCGGCACAAGGGGATGGAGCGCCTGCTGCAGGCCAAGGGCATCCTGCCCGCCGGCATGTTTGCCGTGCCCGGCCGCGGCGCCCAGCTCGACCAGCACGGCAACGTGCGCAGCGGCCAGGTGCGGCAGATCCTGTCGCAGCTGCAGGCCGGCCGCGAAGCCGGGTACATCTCCAACGAAAGCGAGCGCAGCCGGGGCCGCCGCCTGCGACGCAACGCGAAGCAGGGCCTGCGCGGTGGCAACTATTTCGCCCTGTCCAAGCGCCGCGGGCGCCTGCTGCCCGGCCTGTACGAGCGCATCGTCACCGGGTTCGGCAGCGCCGTGCGATCCATCTTCGTGTTCACGAAGGCACCGCAGTACCGCCCGCGCTACGACATCTACGACCTCGCGCGGCGCGAGTGGAACAAGCTGATGCCGTTCCACTTCAACCGCGAGCTGCGCAAGGCTGTCGAGACGGCCAAGTTCCGGGGGCGCGGATGAGCCAGGCCGCGTTTCTCCGGTCCTTCGACTCGGCGGCATTCGCGGGGTTCCTCGCGTCCGGCCTCGCCGACGCCGCGCGCTACCTGTCGCCGGCTGCCCTCGAGGCGATCGCGGCGCACGACCCGGAGGACCCGGACGCGCCGCCGCTGCCGGAGCCGCAGCCGTGCACGGTGCTGGTGGACCGCAATGTCGCCGACTTCGGTGACGACGGCGCGCCGGTCAACGTCGGGCGCATTCGCGTCACCTTCCTCGGCGCCGAGGTGTCGCCGGAGCGGCAGGGCCTCGTGACGCTGCTGGACGACGCCGGCAACGAGGCCGAGACATTCGAGCTGGCGCAGCGCGTCGCCACGGACGAGAGCGTGCGCGCCTGGTGGGTCAAGGGGGTGGACGATGCCTAGCCCCCGCGACACCTACCTCACGGCCGTGGTCGAGTGCCTGCAGCAGATCCGCACGAGCAACGGCTTCCTCACGGACATCGGCGCGAACGTGACCCGCGAGCCGGCCCCAAAGGTGGCCGACGACGCCGAGTTCGTGACCGTGGTCTGGGGGCGCCAGGATCGCCCGGCCGACCCGGGCCTCGCGCGCACGTCCCGGCTCACCACGCTGCAGATCATGGCGAAGGTGCCAGCCGCCCTCGACGACGCGCAGGAGCGCATCGACCAGGTGCTCAGCGACATCGAGCGGGCCCTCGATGGCCAGCTCACCAGGTTTCCGACCGGCTACCAGTTCCCCCAGTACCAGTCCGCCGAGCCGCTCAACGGCGCCGCGGCGGATGGATGGGCGGGGGTGGTGGTGACGGCCACCGGACACATCCCCAAGCGATAACCGCCGCCCCGCGGCACTACCGGAGATAGGACCATGAAAGACTACAGCTACCTGGGCAGCGGCATCGTGCTGATCCGCGAGTGGAACAGCAACGCCATCTGGGAGGAGCTCGGCAACACGTCCGCGTTCTCGATCAATCCGCAGGTCAACACGCTGCAGCTGGCCGACTACCAGAACCCGGGCGGCGGCATCCAGAACCGCGTCGACCGCATCACCGACTGGCAGCTCAGCCTGACCTTCCACGACATCAACACCGCCAACCTCGCCCGGTTCACTCGCGGCAAGGCGACGCCGGTGAGCGCGGCGACGGTGTCCGCCGAGGCGCACCACGCCTACAAGGGCAGCTATGTGCCGCTCAAGTACCCGGCCACCAAGATCAACTCGGTCACCGGGCCCAGCGGCTCGCCGAGCTACACCGTGGACGAGGACTACTTCCTCGACCGCGGCATGGTGTTCATCCCCGCGACCTCGAGCATCCCGAACGGCGACGGCGCGACGCCCAACATCGAGGTCAACTACGACCACGCCGACATCGGCCACGTCGAGGCCGGCGTGACCTCGCAGAAGTTCTATGAGCTGCACCTGCAGGCGGCCAACGAGGCCGGCGCGGGCAAGCTCGTCCAGGTGCGCGCCCACAAGGTCAGCGGCGGCATGCTCGAAAGCCTGTCGCTGCTGGGCGACGAGTACGCCTCCGCCACGGTGACCCAGTCGCTGGTCAAGGATTCGGCGAAGAAGACATCGGCCGACCACTCCGAGTACTTCTACTGGAACCAGGAGGAGGACGCCGTCAGCGGTAGCTGAGGCCCTGGACCATGACGAAGCCCAACGACCTGGACATCCTCGACCCGGCGCCTGTCGAAGTGGTGTACCGCGGTGAGCGGCTGGAGATCCGGCCGCTCACCGTCGGGCAGATTCCGAAGGTGGTGCGCCTGGCGCGCCCGATCATCGACGAGCTGCTCGCCGCGGACCTCGACGGCACTGGTGGCGACGGTGGCGACATCGTCGACCTGGTGCTGCGCATGGTCAGTGACCACGGCGAGGCCGCGATGCAGGCGGCAGCGGTGCTTACCGGCCGGCCGGTGGACTGGATCGAGGGCGGCAACGCGGCGGAGTTCGCCCTGTTGGCGCGCGCGGTATACGAGGTCAACCGCGATTTTTTCGGCCAGGCGCTCGCGCCGCTCCTGAGCGGGTGGACGGGCGCGGCCTACCGGTCGGGGAGTGGGGATGGGCCGACATCGTCGAATCCCTCGTCGAGCGCGGCCACAGCCTGAGCGACATCAAGGGCTACACGCTCGCGCAGCTGCGGGCCTTCGCGAAAGCCGGTGAACGGGCCCGCCGGATGGATCTGGCGGACCAGTTAACCATCCAGCGCGCCGCGGCGCACTACGAATCGAAAGACATTTCCGCCCTGCTGAGCAAGTTGACGGCCTGATGCAACGGTACTGCGATCCACCGCATCATCGAAAGCAGCTTCTGGCTTCCCCTGGCCAGATGGCGGTGTGCCTCACGACTGCTGCTGCGGCGCAGCGCGTCTCCCTTGACGCGCGCCGCATTCTCCGTCCTCAGAGCGAGGCATAGCAGATGGCGAACGGTCCGAGCCTGCGCGTTCGAATCTCCGCTGATCTTGCAGATCTCAAGCAAGGGCTCGGCCTGCTGCGTAGCGAGTTGGCGACGGTGCGCAAGCAGGCGGCCGCGGCGATGCCCAACCTCGGCAGCAACGCCGCGGTCGCGGGCGTGCGTCGGCTGCGGCAGGAGCTTGTTGGCCTGGCCGGCGCCTACATCTCGCTGCGTGGCGTCGGCGCGCTCAAAGGCTTCGCCGACGAGGCGACGATGATTCGCGGGCGGGTGCGCGCCGCGAAGGGCGATTACGAGGCCCTGCTGGCGCTGGCGCAGGAGACTCGATCGCGCTTCGAGGGCACGGTCGACCTGTACGCGCGAATGGAGCGTGCCACCCGCAACCAGAACGTCAGCCAAGAGCGGCTGATGCGGATCACCAAGGCGGTGAACCAGGCTGTCAAGTTGTCCTATGTCGATGCCGGCACGGCGAACGCGGCCATCACCCAGTTCGCCCAGGGACTTGCCGCGGGTGTGCTGCGCGGACAGGACCTCAACAGCGTGATCGCCGGTACGCCCGTCCTGGCGGAGGCCATCGCCAAGGGCTTGGGCCGACAGGTTGGCGAGATCAAGAAACTGGGCGAACAGGGCAAACTCACCACGCAGGAAGTGCTGAAGGCGCTGGAGAGGCAGGCCGMTGCGCTTGAGAAGGAGTTTTCGGCGGTTCCCGTCACGATCTCCGACGCGCTCACCCAGATCCGGAACAGCTTCGTCGACTACGTCGGCGATCAGGATGAAGCGACTGGCGCGAGCCGGCGCTTTGCCGAGACGCTTCAGGACATCGCCAAGGACCTGCCCAAGTACCTGGACCCGCTGCTGACCGCGTTGAGGCTGGTGCTGGAGAATCTCGAGGCGCTGGCGGTTTTCATGGTCGTGCGGTTCGCGGGCGCGGCCATCCCCGCAGTCATCGCCGGGGTCGCATCGCTGGTGGCCTGGTTGAAGGCCGCCGCCACTGGCGCGACCACGCTGCGGGGTGCCCTGATGCTGCTTGGCGGGCCGGTGGGCGTGGCTGTGGCGGCGCTGGCGACTGGCGTCTATGTGCTCTCGAACCGCCTGTCGGAATCCGAGAAGGTGCAGCGCGAGCACAACAAGGCAATCGAAGAGTTCAACCGGCTCTCCGGCACGAGCAAGAAGGCGGCGTCGGAGTATGCGGTTGAGCAGCGCAAGCTGGCCCTGGCGACCCTGGCGGCGGCCCGCGCCCAAGTCGAGCAGCTGAGGGCTACGGCGGTCTCGGGCATGGGTGGCGTTGTGGGCTCGGCAGGTGCGCCGGCCACCGCGCTGCACGGACTGGGCGAGGCCCAGAAGAAACTGAAGGCCGCTCAGGCCGCAGCCGACGAGTGGGCGCGCAAGCTGGTCGAGCTGTCGCTGGCGATGAACGAAGAGTGGGACGCAGCCAACGCGCCCACTCCCCCCATCGATGAGCCCGCCAAGGCGATCGCCCGTTCCAACGCCCTGATGCGCGATACCGTCGCGCGGGCGCTTGCTGAGCTGGAGCGCCGATACAAGGAACACGAGGTTGGCATCAGCGAGTACTTCGCGGCGCGCCAGCAGTTGCAACAGCAGGCCATCGACCTGCAGATCGAGCAGGCTCGCAACGAGCTGGCCATCACCAAGGACCTCGGCAAGCGCCGGGACCTGGAAGAGCAGATCGCCATCCTGCTGCGCGACCGGGCAGACCTCGCGCCCACGGCCGCCCGCGAGCAGAAGGCGGCCGAGGAGGAGCTGGCCAAGCAGCTGGGCGAGGTGAAGCTGCGACTATTGGAGCTCGATGGCGAGACCGCCCGCGCGGCAGGGGCCAAAATCGAGGAAGAGTACCTCGAGCTTTTGCAGCGTCTGGAGGCGGCCAGCGACGAGACCGGCAAGGCGCTGGTGCGCAACCTCGTCGATCGGCTGAAGGCCAAGGCGCAATTCGACGGCCTGGCCGAGACGTTCGACCAGGTCACCGGGCGGCTGGCATCGCGCGAAGGCTCCATCAGCGCGCAGATGGAGGTCGGGGCGCTCGGCATGGGCGAGGGCGAGCGCCGGCTCAATGCCGAGCGCGAGGCCGCGCTGGTGAAGCTCCGGGAGCTGCGGGGGGAGACCGTGGCCTACCTGAAGACCCTGGCCCCCGACAGCAAGGAAGCCGGCGACGCGCTCGCCTTCCTCGACCAGCTGGACACGGAGCTGGCCAACATCACCGCCAGCCGGCGCCGGCTGGCCATGGCGCTCGAGGACCAGGCGGTCAGCGCCTTCGGCGACTTCCTCGGCGACCTCGTCGAAGGCACGAAGTCGTTCAAGGAAGCCTTCACCGACATGGTGCGCAGCTTCGTGGCCGGCGTGGCCCGGATGATGGCGCAGGAACTGGCGCTGCGGGCGATCCGTTCGCTGATCGGCGGATGGGGTGGCGGCGCCAGCGCCGGCGTGGGGCATTCCGGCGGCGTCGCGGGAATGCTGGGCACGGTGCGCCGCAACGTCAGCCCTCTCATGTTCGGCGCCGCGCCGCGCTACCACAACGGAGGCGTCGCGGGCCTCGCTCCGGACGAGGTGCCGGCCATCCTCCGCCGCGGCGAGGAGGTGTTGACCCAGTCGGATCCGCGGCATCGCTTCAACGGCGGCATGGGGGGCGGCGGCGACCGCACGGTGTTCAAGACCCCCATCGTGGCGATCGGCGACCGTGCCGTGGCGGACGCGCTGGCCAGCGCCGCGGGCGAGGAAGTGGTCCTCACCCACGTGCGCAACAACTGGGACACGCTGGTCAATGGCCCTCGCTGAGCCCGTCCCCTGGCCCTTCTACGCCGGCGGCGAGTTCACCGAACAGCTGACCTCGCGCACGGACATCCTCGGGGCCGCCACCGGCCCCGAGCAGCGTATCCGGCTGCGGCCGGAGCCTCACGTGCAACTGGCGTTCGATGGCCTGGCCGAGGGCGACGAGCGGCGCTGGCTCGAGAACCTGCTGCACCAGAACGGCGACGGGCAGTGGTGGGTGCCGTGGCCGATGGAGGGGCAGGCGCTGGCCTCCACGCTCTCCCTGGGCGCCTCCACGGTTCCGATCGACACGCGCTGGCGGCACTACGTCGCCGGCGGCCACGCGCTGCTGGTGGGGGCGGCGTCGCGCCAGTGGGAGCTGGTCGAGATCGACGACCTGACCGACTCCTCGCTCTCGCTGGTCGAGCCGACGGCCGCGGCGTGGCCGGCCGGCACGCGGGTCTACCCGGTGTTCCTCGCCCGGCTGGCGGGGATGCTCGAGCTCCCGCGGTTCACCGGCGACGCCGGCCGCTACCAGGCCACGTTCCGGGCCGACGAGGCCGTCGCCTGGCCGTCCAGCACCGGCAGCGTCACCTACCGCAGCCTGCCGGTGCTGGATGTGCCCGTGGAATGGACGGCGGACCCGCTGGACGTGCCCGAGCGCGAGCTCGGCACGGTGGACAACGGCGTGTCGCTGCCGTTCGTCCACGACCAGGCGGGCCAGCCCCGCAACCGCATCCGGATCCAGTGCACGGCGCGGGGACTGGAACAGGCCGCGGCGCTGCGGTCGCTGCTGTACGCACTCGGCGGCTGCTGGGGCGCCATCTGGGTGCCGAGCCTCGCCCACGACTTCCGCATCGTGGCCAACGTCGGCAACGGCGCCACGACCATCGACGTCGCCTGGGCCGGTTTCAGCGCGGGCGCACTCGCGCAGAACCGCCGCGACATCCGGATCACCCTCTGGAACGGCACGCAGATCTACCGGCGCATCACCAACGCGGTGCAGCAGAGCTCCAGCGTCGAACGGCTGACGCTCGACAGCGCGATCACGACCGGATTCAACGCCGCGGCCGTGGCGCAGGTGGCGTTCCTGCAGCTGTGCCGCCAGGAAGCGGACGTGAACGTCCTGCGCTGGTGGACGGCCGACGTCGTGCGCACCACGCTGGAGTTCCGCGGGGAGGCGAATCATGGCCTTTAGCCTGTTCGAGCTCTCGCGTTTCCTGGGCCGCAAGGTGGCGCTGTACACCTTCGTGCTCGGGCCGCTGGTGAGGCGGTACAACACGACCGATCGCGAGCTGACCATTGGCGGGGAGGTGTACAAGCCCGGCCGCGGCATCAGCCACTCGGCCATCCGCGACACCGCAAGCAGTGGCAAGGCCGAGGTGAAGATCACCATCCCGGCGGTGCTCGACCCGGCCGCGACCGGCACCCCGCCGACACAGGAGCTGCTGGGCTGGTGGCGCCCGTACCCGCCGTCCAGCCGGGTGACGGTGACCATCGCCGAGACGCACCTGGGCGACCCCGACGAGGAGATCTTCGAGGTGTGGTCGGGGCGCGTGATCGGGCCATCGTTCCGCGACCTCGAGATGGTGCTGACCTGCGACCCGTCGCACAGCAATCCGCGCACCTCCGGCCGGGCCCGCCGCATCTCCCGCAACTGCGGCGTGCCGCTCTACAGCCAGGGCTACGGCATGTGCAACCTCGACCCGGAGCCGATCGCTACCGCGGCCGTGGTGGCCGACGTGACCGGCAACGACGTCACGCTGTCGTTCCCGGCCACGCCGGCGCGGCCGATCAGCGGCGGCCCGCTGGAGTGGGTGGACGGGAACGATGAGCCGCAGGCGGCTGAGATCGTCTCGATCGACGGCAACGTGTTCACCCTGGACGACGCGGGCAACCTCGCCGTCGACGACGCGGTCACCGTCTACACGGATCCGCTGTGGTTCGTGGCCACGCTGGGCGTGGACGCCGTGGGCCTCACGCTCACCGCGCCGGAGTTCGGCACGTCCCCGTTCGGCCTCGAGGGCGGGATGATCCGCTGGGCGCGCGACAACGGGCTGGTGGAGACGCGGAACATCCTGGCCCACACCGGCACGTCGATCACCATCGACTACGGCCATGCCGACCTGGTCGCCGGCCGCGAGCTGCGCACCTATTGGGGCTGCCCGCACAACCTGGAGGCATGCACGGCGCGTGGCAACGCGATCCACTATCCCGGCTTCGTGTGGCTGCCGACCGACGACCCGATGGGGAGGTCGCAGGCGTGGGGCTGACCGATCGCATGCGCGCGCGTGCGCACTGGTGCTGGTGGATGGCGCGCTACCTGGTGCTGGACAAGCACCGCGAGGAGATGCGCCTCACCGCGTTCTGGGCGGCGAACGTGGTGGCCACCCTGTCCGGCCTGCTGCTGCTGGCCGACTGGCTGGGCCTGCGTCCGCCGCCGGCGCCGGGCGAGCCGCGCGCGGCGTGGTGGGTGCAGCTGATCCTGTTCGTGGTCTCGCTGCTCATCAGCTACGCGATGCGGCCCAAGGTGGAGCCGCCGAAGCCGGCCGAGGGCCAGCAGCCGGTGGTGGAGGACGGCGCCGCGCTCGATCGCATCTACGGCCGCGTGTGGACGGACGACAGCAAGTGGACCGCATGGAAGAACGGACAGCCCGAGCCGATCCGCAAGAAGCAGGGCAAGAAATGATCGTGACAATGCAGCACCTGCGCACCGTGCCGTACTTCGGCGACAAGCCGGGGTTCTGCCTGCCGCTGTCGCGCCAGTGGTTCGCGCGGCATGGGCTGGACTTCCGCGCGTTCGTGCGCGAGGGCATCGAGGCCGAGCGCCTGCTGGCCACCGGCGACGGCATGGCCGCCGCGCTGGTGCAGTGGGCGCGCGAGTGCCAGGAGCGCGACGATGGGTAGCAGCAAGAAGACCACCGTCAGCTACTGGTACCACCCGTTCTTCCAGCTGGTGCTGCACGAGGGCCCGTTCGACAAGCTGCTGGAGATCCGCGGCGGCGACGTGCCCGTGTGGCAGGGCGAGATGACCGCCAGCGGCAGCATCGAGATCGCCGCCGGCAACGCCTGGGGCGGCGAGGAAAAGGAGGGCGGCATCGAAGGCACGGTGGACATCAGCTTCGGCGAGATGGACGCGCAGCCGAACCCGTTCTTCCAGACCGCGATGGGCCACGACCCGTCCGGCCACAACGGCTACGCGCTGCTGCAGTTCAACAGCGGCCGCTACGGCGCCGGCAACCCGTACCCCAAGCCGATCTCCGTGCTGACGGAGCGGATCTATGAGGGGTGGCTGGATGATGTGTGCTGGTATCCGGAGAAGGCGGGGATCTCGCTTGGTTCCCGCTCCGTAGCGGTCGCCATTGCGCTCGATTGCTCGGGGTCCATGAACACCGTAACCGGCAACGGACAATCCCGCGCCTACAATGCGAAAGTCGCGATCGCTGGTGTGCTTGATTTCCTGGCCGGCCGGCTGGGGAGTGATCGAGTCGATTTGATGGGGGTCGGTTGGGGGCGCACCGCTAGTACCAGCGTCTGGCGAAGCGTTACCGGCAGCGACATCGACGCCTTGAAATCGTGGTTCAACAGTGTTGCCACGAACCAGTCGCAGACCGATTTTGCGGTAGCCACCGCCAGCGCTGAAGCCTTCTTCGCCGGTACTTCGCCCGCTGCGCGGAAGATCTTCATTTTCGTCACTGATGGCGAGCCCAGCCGGGAAGGACTTCCCTTTCCGTTGCCCGAGAATGACGCCGTGGATGTTTGCCAGGAGGCCGCAGACGCCCTGTTTGCCATTCCTGGTGTTCAGTCCTATGGCTTCAATATCGACCTGACGGAGACACGCTGGACCGCATTTCTCGATAACACTCCGGCCGATGGCATTCCTGTAATCGACGGCGCCGACTCCAATGCCCTGCGGCATGCAGTCGTCGGCGCGATCGGCGGCGGTATGGGAATGAACCCAGCCCATGTGGTCTATGACAGCCTCACCTGCCTGCAGGGCGAGCCGATCGGGACCATCGACGAGGCCAGCTTCCGGGCTGCCGCGGATCGGCTCTATGCCGAGGGCTTCGGCATCTGCACCCGCTACAACCACGCCGCCGAGACCATCGAACAGTTCCGCCAGCGCATCCTCGATCTGATCGGCGCCGAGTGCTCACGCTACAACGGCAAGTGGTACCTCGACCTCATCCGCGAGCTGTCGCCGGAGGAAATCGCCGAGCTGCCTGTGCTGACCGATGACGACATCCTCGAGTGGCAGGAGGATCCCACCAACCGCGACGATGCCGTCAACCAGGTCGCGGTGAAGTGGTTCGACCCGGCCACGAAGCAGAGCCGGCTCACTGCCCACGTCCACGCGCTGGCCGCCATCAACGCGCTGGGCACCGTGAACCCCGAGGTGCGGGACTATCCCGAGGTGCCATACGAGCAGCTGGCCAATCGCCTGGCCCTGCGCGATCTGCGCAACAAGTCGATCCCCACGCGCCGGCTCAACCTCACCACCAACCGCAGGCCCTACAACTGGCGCAAAGGCCACGCGTTCCGGCTGCAGGCGCCGCGCCGCGGCATCGCCGAGATGGTGTGCCGCGTGGGCGAGATCGACCGGGGCACGCTGCAGAGCGGCGCGATCCGCCTGGTGGCAGTGCAGGACGTGTTCGCCATGCCGTCCACGGCCTACATCGTGGGCCAGCCGCCAGTGCCGCCGCCCAGCCAGGTGCCCGAGCCGATCGAGCACCAGCTGCTGTTCGAGGCCCCCTATGTGGAGCTGGCCGGCGTGCTCTCCTCGGCCGACCTGGCCGCGCTGGACGAGGATGCCGGCTACGTGATGGCCATCGGCGTGCGGCCCGGCAVCGGGCGGGGCTSCGCGCTGCKGCCCCGGCCCGCCGCCGGCGAGTTCGAACGCGCGGGCGTGTTCGACTGGTCACCGTCGGCCGTGGTGGTGGAGGGCGCGGGGTACACGGACACCAACTTCACGCTCGCCTCGGGCAGCCTGCTGGCGCGCGTTGAGCCGGGGACTGCCGCGCTCTGGGGCAGCGAGATCGTGCGGGTAGATGCGCTGGACCCGGTGACCGGGGCCGTCACCCTGGGCCGCGGCTGCGCCGACACTGTCGCCGTGAAGCATGCGCCGGGCGAGCGGATCCACTTTTTCGACACGTGGGCGGCCAGCGACCGGATCGAGTACGTCGCAGCCGAGACGGTCGAAGCGAAGTTGCTGCCGCGCACCGGCACGCAGGAGCTGGCCCCGGGCGACGTGCCCACGCTGGACGTCACACTCGACCAGCGCGCCGCGCGGCCTTATCCGCCGGCGAAGCTGCGCGTCGCCGGTCTGTCGGATCCAACGGTGCTCATCGGCGACGTTGCGGTCGCCTGGGCTCATCGCGATCGCGTGGCGCAGGCAGACCAGCTGGTGGACGCCGAGGTGGCCAGCGTGGGCCCCGAGCCCGGGACCACGTACACCCTGCGCGCATATCTCAATGACGTGCTCGACGACGAGCAGACCGGCATCACCGGCACGACCGCCACCTGGTCGCCCAGCGGCGCAGGGCAGGCGCGCATCGAGCTGTTCGCGCTGCGCGACGGCCTGGAGAGCTGGCAGGCGCAGGTGCGTGAGTTCGCGGTCGGCGCGCCGCTGCTTGCCGAGGACGGCAGCCCCATCACCGCCGAAGACGGCAGCCCGATCATCATGGAGTAGCACCATGCCCTACATCTCCGAAATGCCCAGCCCCAACCTGCCGCTCGACGGCATGGAGCTGATCCCCGTCCTGCAGGGCGCCGGCCTGCCGGGCAATCGCGGTCTGCCGCTGCTGGCCCACAACCCGGCCTTCGGCGGCGCGGTCCTCGCCCTGCGCGTGCCGCTTGCGGCCGACCTGTCGTCGACCAGCGAGGCCGACCCCGGTGCCGGTAAGATTCGCTGGAATAACGCGGATCCCGACGCGGCGACGGAGCTGTACGTCAGCGACGAGGATGCCGACGCCGGCGACCTGGCTTCTGCGCTCGCGTCCCTGGCCGTCGGCGGCTTCGTCTACGTGCAAGCAGCGCCCAGGGCAGACCGCGGCAACCGGCAGCGGTGGCAGGTGACAGGAAAGGCAGCGGGCAGCGGCTACACCACGCTCGAGGTGACCCTGCAGTCCAGTGCCGGGGCGTTCACGGATGGCACCGAGCTGGAATTCACCGTGCAGCAGCCGGCGCCTTCCCCCGGTGTCGATCGCAACGTCGTGACGGCGATCAGTTCCAGTGGCGGGACGGTCGTGCTGGACGCTTCGCTCGGCGACTACTTCACGACGACCCTGACCGAGGCGGTCGACACGGTCTCGGTCACGAACGTGCCGGCCGCCTGCACGCTCGGCCTCTGGATCACGCAAGCGGCGGCGCAGTACGCATGGACGTGGCCGTCGTCGTTCAACTGGGGAGCCGGTAACAGTGCACCGGTTGTCGCTGATTTGGCCGATGGAGACGAGCTGTTCGTTGTGATCTCGACATCGGATGCGGGCGCCACCTGGGATGCCAGCGCGAGGGTGCGCGCGTGAGCAGCCTGCTGTCCCAGCACGGCCTCATGCTGCGGCGACGCCTGTTCGAGATCGCTTGGGATCCGACCAACACTGCTGCGAGCATCACGCTCAGCAATGGCAACCGCACTGCCACAGGCAATGCGAACAGCGGTGGCCTCTCACGCTCGATGACCAGCAAAGCGACAGGCCGGTGGTACGCCGAGGTGCGCAACGATGCCTATTCAAGTGCCGGCACGAACGGTTGCGGATTCGTCGGCCTCGTTGTTCCCGGTGAGCCTGTCACCAATTGGGTGGGGCAGGGGGGCGGGTGTGCTGCCCTGTGGCGCGTGGGGAGCACTCTGCGCCGAGCCCTGGCCGGTGTCGAAACGTCCTTGTCTCTCACCGCCAGCGTCGGCGACGTCTACATGATCGCATGGGATGCTGACGACGGCCTAGTCTGGTACGGCCGGAACGGATCGTGGATGGCATCGGGCGACCCCGCGTCGGGAGAGAACCCGATGCAATCTCACGCGTCACTGGCTGGTGAGCATTACCTCGCGACGGGGCCTCGAAACTCGGGGAATCAGAACACGTTGCGGTCAACGCCAGGGTATGCGGTTCCTGCCGGGTTTACGTACTGGTCCTAATGGTAGGAATCGGCCTACACGTTGGCGCGCCATCGCCCGACTGCGCAGCCCCGTGCGGCGCGGCATCCTGCACCCGCCAGCAACACCCCCTGCCGCTGTGACGCCTGACCGATGGACGGGCAATGCGCGAGGGGCGGGCCGCGTCCGGGGCGGCTGTTGGCGCCATCAGTGCGGAACCGCAGGCTGCAGCAGCGCGTCCAACGCGCCGCGGCGCTCGCGCACGAGACGTTCCAGGTCGATCCAGACTCCCGGCGCCGGCGGCAACGAGTACCAGGTCAAGCGCTGCGAGATCATTGACGACATCGTGTACTTCCGCGCGGACAACCCGGCAGGAGACCACAACTGGGCCAAGCCGAAGCGCATGGACAACAAGCGCCACCCCATCCAAATCATCGGCCGGGTGCGCTGGATAGGGAGTTGGGAGGGCTGATGGACCCGAAGGATCGGCGGCGGCACCTCCACGCGTCCGCGCGAGCTGCGGTCGCCTATGGCATGGCCGTCGGGCTGTGGCTGGGCGTGAGGGCTTCGCATGCTGGATGGCTTGAGTGGGCCGCCTTCACCGTCGCTCTCATGTTCGCGCCAGCCATCGCCATGTCGCGGATCGACGCAAAGTACAGCTACACCGACTAAGAAAAAGCCCCTCTGGAGAGGGGCTTGGTGCTATGTTACGGGACAAGATGCATTAGCCACATGCGGCCATGCGCTCTTCAGGCTCGTACACGCCGGCTTCCGCTTCCGGCACACCAGTGGCTGCAGTTGCCATGGAGCTCGCGAACCGCTCCTGTGCCACGAGCTTGTACTCATGGCTGGCCCAGCGGACCAATATCCTCCGGATCAACGGCTGATAGCCCAAGCCTTCGCGCTCGGCGAAGTACTTGAGATCATCGATCAATGCCTTTGGCAGCCGGATCGAGATCATCTGCAACCCCATGGCGTCGTCGACGGAGCGATCATGCTCCGCAGAGGAAGCAAACGCGTGCTCGATCGCAGTGCCCAGCTCACCGGTTTCCCAAGGGCACTTCTCGACTTGAGCTTCGATTGTCCTCTTCTTCGTCTTTGCCAT